ATTGATTTAGATGACAAGTTTGATATTATGCAAGATAAAGACTTGGAAAACATATGGAATGAAATTTTTAATTAAATAAATTTATAGAAAGAAAGAGGAAAAAAATATTATGAGTTTTGTAACTGATTCAATTTTAAAAACAGCCCTAGGAAAGATTAAAGCATGGGGCGAAGGAAAATTTGTAGCACAAGAATCTGGAAAAGGATTATCTACAAATGATTATACAACAGTAGAAAAAACTAAATTAGATGGTGTTGCTACTGGTGCACAAGTAAATAAAATTGAAAGCGTAAAAGTAAATGGTACAGCTTTAACTATTGATTCATCAAAAGCGGTAAATGTTGATCTAACAGCTTATGCTAAATCAGCTGATGTAACAAAAGAAATTGCTTCAGCAGTTTCAGGGGTAACTCAAATTGATTATTCAGTCGTTGAACAATTGCCTTCAACTGGTAAAAAAGGAGTTATTTATTTAGTTGCAAATAGTGGCACAGGAAGCAACATCTATGATGAATATATCTATATCAATTCTAAATTTGAAAAATTAGGTTCAAGAGAAATGGATCTAAGTTCTTATGCTAAAAAGACTGATATTCCAACAAAAGTATCATCATTAACAAATGATTCAGGATATCAAACCGCAGCACAAGTAACTTCAGCTATCGATGCTAAATTAGTAGTTATGACTGATACTGAACTAAATACAATGTGGACTGAAGTATTTGGAGCATAATCAACTAGGAGGTCTTATATATGAAAGATTTCTTTAAAAGAGTTTTGTTTTCAAACGTAAGTGAACATGCATCTTCAACAACTGTTTCAGCTAATAGCACTAAGTTTCTAACAAGTGATATTTTGAAAACTTTTATGACAAAGTTAAAAGATACGTTTGCTTTGAAGTCACAATTAACATCATTGCAGATGCGAGTTGGACAGCTTGAAAAGACAGTCAGTGAATTAGAAAGTGCATTAGAAGATGCAATATATTACAAGGAGTAGATTGATTTCTGCTCTTTTTTAGTTATTAAAAATATAAATAAAGATTGGTGGTGACAATAACTATGCCAAAACTTGTTGATAAAAATGGAAATGAATTGCTTAATTTACAAATGTCAACTGATGAGCACTGGACTGGAAAATACTGGATTGATGGGAAAAAGATTTATGAAAAAATCATTACATGGACTGGTTTAAATGTTGGTGTAAGTACAATCAATCATTCAATCAGTAATTTGGGTGAATTCATTGATTATGAAGTCACATGTACAAACGGAGAAGATTTCTATAGATTCCCAGTTGTTTATTATGCAAATGGTAATAACGGAACATTCTATGCGACGTATTTCGTTTTGAATGTAGATAACATTCGTTTTGCTAACAACTATAGCTGGGCAAATTATAAATTTAAAGCAATTATTCGTTATACAAAAAACTAAAAGACATAAAATTGTCTGGAAAGGGTGATTAAATTGAAAGTAAAAAAATATGATTTTAATCAATGGTTGAAAGCTGCAGGTATTAGAGCAATCAAGACAGTTGCCCAAACAGCAGTAGCGTTAATTGGAACATCTACGGTCATGAATGAAGTCAATTGGGCAATGATCATCAGTGCAAGTTGCTTATCGGGGGTCGTTTCTATTCTAACAAGCGTTGCAGGGCTTCCAGAATTGGAAGAAATTGTAGATGAAAGTTAGGAGTGCAAGCATATGACAGAAGCAGTTACAGTTGCTTTGATTTCTGGTCTATGTGTAGCTGTGCCTAGTGTAATCACTACAATGTTTTCAAACAATAAAGCCAACACATTAATGAACTATCGTATTGATGAATTAACAAAGAAAGTTGAAAAGCACAATAACGTAGTTGAACGTATGGCACTTCAAGAACGAGAAACAAAAGCAATTTGGAAAAGAATTGATGAAATCAAAGAAGAATTAGAGAAAGAGAGTGAATAGCTCTCTTTTATTGAATAACAACCAAAAATTGCAAAAAATGGTTGTTAAACGGTATTAGAATGGTAGAAAAACGGAATTAGTGAACAAAGGAGATTATAAAAATGAAACAATATGTTGGAGTTAAATTAATTGAAGCAAAACCAATGACAAGAGGAGATTATAACAAATATCGTGGATGGACTATTCCAAAAGATGAAGATCCTAATGATGAAGGATATTTAGTTAAATATTCTAATGATTATGAAAGTTGGTCTCCTAAAAAGCCATTTGATGAATCGTATAGAGAATATTATGCAAATGCATTATCTCAAACAGCTATCGGCATGATTAGTAATGATTACAAAGAGAGATTTAAAGCCGAATATGAGCAACTTATTATTAGATACAATGGCTTAAATGGAATGATTGAAAATTGGGACAAAGGTTGTTTATCTTTTAAACCAACATGTCCTAGAAGCACATATGATTTACAATTAAAAGCTATGAAAGATTATATTGCTGTTTTAGAAGCTAGAGCGATTATGGAAAATATTGATTTATAGGAGGAAATAAAAATGAATATTATTGAAAAAACTTACAAATGGAATGGAAAATTATCAAATAGAAAATCTACTAATAGAATTATTCTTCATCATGCTGAATCAAAATCATGTACTGCAGATGATATTCATAGCTGGCATTTAGCAAATGGCTGGGCGGGAATTGGATATCATTTCTTTGTTAGAAAAGATGGATCTATTTATAGAGGAAGACCTGAAGGTGTTGTTGGAAGTCATGCTAAAGGTTCTAATAGTGATTCTATTGGTATTTGTTTTGAAGGTTCATACATGACAGAAACAATGAATCAAACTCAAATCAATGCTGGTAGAGAATTAGTAGCTTATTTAAAAAATAAGTATGGTATTTCTAAAGTCCAAAAACATAAAGATGTATGTTCTACTAATTGTCCAGGAACAAACTTTCCTTTTAATGAAATTGTAAATGGAACTGTTGCTCCAACACCTACACCATCACCAACTCCTGCAGCTAAACCATCTACAAGTGGGAAAGCAACAGGAACATATGAAGTTACAGCTAGTGATCTATCAGTTAGAACTGGTCCTGGTACTAATTATCGTAGAAAAAGACATGATGAATTAACAGCTGATGGTAAAAAACATGATAAAGACAAAGATGGATGCCTTGAAAGAGGAACACGAGTAACTGTTTATGAATGGAAAAATGGATGGGCAAGAACGCCTAGTGGTTGGCTATCAGGAGACTATTTAAGAAAAGTTTAATTTGTTGTATAATATATATGCACATTCATTGTATTAGTTAATAGAAAAAGCAAAAATGTAATATTATCTATTCTTCAAAAAATCTACCACTTTATTTTATTAACTAAACAAAAAGACCTACCCGTTAATATGGGTAGGTTTTTTTACTCCTATTTTACTCCCAAATATAAAATATTGATTATATTTATTGATAAAATTGTATAAAAAATGTGTATAAATTGGCAATTTAACAGTATTTTTTATTAAGGATTATCACTAAATGATAGAATTCGAATAATCCAAACAATGAAAAATGCCCATTCTATGGGCGCTTTTTTATTGCTGAAAACGTTTTGAAAACATTTCATAAAATTCAATTTTCGCTCGTTTTCACTTTTTTGAGTAAAATTTACGAAAAACTGGCAAAATTTACTGGAAATTCGTAAAAATTCTTCATTTTTTTCATAATTTTAGAGAATTACTCATTAAAATTTCAAGTGGCTTACAAGTCCGTTTTTTTACCCATTTGGCTTTTATGTGGCTTACAAGTATCTAGCGTTCTAAAGTGGCTATCAAATAAATGGGTATTTATGCTTATTTGTTGAGTGGTAACACTTTACTTTTTTCTTTCGTTCTCATTGCAAGTATCATTTCTAAAACCCAAATCATCATTTCTTCATCATCATCTTGGATAGGAGTACCATAAATATTTACAAAACGAACCAGTTCGTCTTTTAAACTCCTAAACACATAAGGGTTACCTTGTACTGTTATTTCTTTTTCTAGGATAGAACCGATTATGTAATCTTGTTTTGTTTTACCTGACAAAGCTACTTTTCTATTTAATAATTCATTTTCTTCTTCTGACATTCTAAATGCAACGACTTTATTTCTTAATCTTCCTTTATTGTCATAATTTTTTCTGCTCATTTTTAATACTGTATTGCAAAGCTAGAGATTTTGTTCTCTTCTTGCTTTTCTTTATATGTTTTTCTAAAAGTGAAAAGTGAAAAGTGATTTTTGTGGAAGATTAATCTTTTTGCATTTATCATCTAGTATTCTGCTTAATTTATAACGACTTGTACTAAACACATTATTGGTATTTTTAATTTGATTGTTATTTATAAAATTTTCCATCTCATTTAATAATTTATTTGGCAATCGAATTGTTCTGTTATCATTTAATTGTTTAGTTGATGTGCTGACTGCTTTGTCATTGATATATGTCAATGATTTATTAATAGTAAGTGTGTTTTCTTTAAAATTAAAATCCATAGGAGTTAGAGGTAAAACTTCTCCAACTCTTAAACCTCCAATGTATAATAATTCAAATAAAAGATATTCTTCTGTATTTGGATTAATTGCGTTTATAAACATCAAATACTCTTCATCTTTCCAAATACAATTTTTTTCATTCATTTTTACATTTTTTTTGTTCATCTATTTAGCTCCTTATTTCATTCAGTTTATCAGCAATTTCAGTATCTCGTGTAGGAAACATATGTGCATAACGATATGTGATTTTAACACTTTCATGACCAACACGATTAGCAATATCTACAGCATTAAATCCCATATTGATTAAAAGTGAAACATGAGAATGCCGTAAATCATGGATACGAATACGTTTCACACCTGAAATCTTACAACCTCTATCCATTTCATGATGCAACATTGATTTACTGATTGTAAATATTCTTTGATTTTCTTCTAAGTTATATAATCTTGTAAAATAATCCTTCATTTCTTCATTTAAAAAAGAAGGCATTTGAACAATACGATTACTTTTACTAGTTTTTGGATCAGTAATGACATCATGACGATCAATTCTTTGATAAGATTTATTAATTCGTAAAGTTGATTTCTCCAAATCAAAGTCACCGCGTGTTAATGCTAGTAACTCTCCAAGTCGAATACCACACCAATAAAGAATTTGAAAATCATGATAGACTTCTTCCTTATCCATGATTGCATAAGAAAATTTTAAATATTCTTCTTTTGTCCAAAATTGCATTTCTTTTTTTTCTTCTTTTCCCATATTTCCAACTTGTCGAGCTGGATTCTTTTTTAAATCATAAAACCTAACTGCGTAATTAAAAATAGCACTCAGTTGATTATGAAGTGTTTTTAAATAATCTTGAGAAAAATTTGTATTTTTATCTGTTTCTAATTCCATCATTGCATTTTGCCAATGAATAATGTCAGTTGCCTTAATATCACACATTCTTATATCTTTAAAGTAGGGGAGTATTTTCTTTTCAAAGATATGTTCTTTCGTTTTTAATGTATTGAGTTTGATTCTTTTAGAAATATAGGAATAGTATATTTTGTAAAATTCACCAAAACTCATTGTTAGATCTTCTGCTTTATTAAGTATAAAATTGCTTTCATAAATTTTTGCATCTCTTTTGGTTTTAAATCCTCTTTTTGTTGTTTGTCTCTTTTTGCCAGTAAAATCATTGTATCTAAGTACAACAAACCAGGTACCTTTTTTATCATCTTTGTATATTGGCATTTGTTACATCATCCTTTCCAAAAAATCTTTCATAGAAATATGAATTGATAACTTTTCCACGTACGGTTAAAAAACCTTTTCTAGTTAGTTCATCATTCAATTCTCTTATTATTTTGTAAGATCCTTCTTTTGATAAACCAGTAATTTCTGCGATTTCTTTTGCATTTAAAAATCTTTTTTCTGAGCTCATATTTATTACCTCTTTTCTTTTTTTGTGATTAATCACTATTTCTTTTGGAATCCGTTTACAGTATAGATTTTGTAATTGGAATGTGCGAACGTGCAATTTTCTAATTTGTACATTTGACAAAAAAGAAAGTACGTTATTTTCGCACTTTCTTTTTAGAAGTTTTATTTTTTGGAAATATCAAACCAAAACTAATCATAAGTTTCTTATCTAATATTTTCATAAATCTTGGTGTTAATTTACCTATATATTTAATAATTCTGGTTTCATCAATAACTTTGATTTGTTCCATCATAACCATTGAATCATAATTGAGACCAAAACTTTTAGGTATAATGTAATGTGTTGGCAGATAGTGTTTTGAATGAGCCTTGCTGGTTATACAGGCAACTAACAAAGTATGTGAATGCTTATTTCCTTTGTTGTTTTGTACCACTAGAACAGGGCGGATTCCACCTTGCTCACTTCCATAGCCTTCACCTAAATCAGCTAAAAATATATCGCCTCTTTTAATTTTCATCTATTTTTGTCCTCCTATGTATGTCGAATAGACTATTAAGTCTATTCGGATGAGAAGTAATATGAATCGTTGTTTTTATTTATCCCTGAATACCCAAAACTAGGGAATACTTATCAAACGAACTTTAGCATTGGTTCTCACTGGAATTTCACCATCGCATGGTATCTCATGCAACTGACGTGCAGGTGTATCATTATTTAATAAATATCTTCGTTAATGTAATTGCCTTTTACATCTTAATTCAATAGTTGATCGCTCTCATTTTATTTAATATCTATAAAATGGTCTTGGCGTATTGATTAAAGGTAAATATTAGGAACGTGTTTGATAAGATGTTATTTATTTTTCAAGGTACTCATTTAAGCATCATTTTTATGCTTACACTATAAATGCCTTGAAAAAGTGAAATTTTCTCATTTTATCTGAAATTTCTTTTAATTTTTTCTATTTTTCTATAAATTGTACTGATTGGCATATTTATTAATTTTGATATTTCCTTTATTGAAAAACCTTGTATTTTTAATAGTATCACTGTTAATAAAACCGGTTCTTCATCTTTCAAATATTCATATAATGCTTCATCTTCTATGGAATCTAAAATATCATTGATATTTTTGAATTCTTTTTTATCATTGACGGGTATCAATGCAAAATATTGGTCGTTTGTAATGTTTTGTTTCCTAGTAAAACGTCTTTCGTCATTGAACTGTGCCCAATCAAACTCTCTTAATTCGTTGATCTTATTTTTAGGCATATTCATTTGCTTAAGAATTCTTTCTTCTTGTTCTTTCCATCTTTTCCATTTTGCATATTCTTTTCGATAATTGTATGACAT